ACAGAATCATCTGTGGACTTTCGGTAAACATCATAAACATCATGCAAAGTCTTTTCCTTAATTTGATACGACTTTGGCGTGTGAACTTGAACCTCAACTTTAACGCCGTCGCGCTCTGCCTTTACATTCACTCCATCATAAGGGTCGCCGGATTGCCAAAAATTCTTTACTCGCACCTTCCAGCCAGTTTCCTCTAGGGCTGAAACTGTAGATTTCAAAGTATCTGCATAGTCATTATCATTGACAGAAATTGTGTAACGGTTAGCATCTGAAATTTCTTCTGCTGCCTTATTTCTATCGCCCTGATATTCCTTTTCTGCATCTTGGTCAATCTTTCTTGAAATCGAATCGGTCGATTTGATTCGCTGTGATAAGCCTTCAAGTTTTGCACCTGATTGGTCGGCAACTGCTTGTACTAATTTTGTGATTGCAGGTTCAGCCGCAACTGCTTTTTCACGAACTTTGCGAGCAAGTGCAATTGCTTCCTTTGATTGTCCCTGCTCAGGTTCAATGTCTGAAACCATGTTATTTGCCCACGCACCATGAGTGCGCTGGTCATGATTTCCATGCTTGGTAAGTGGTTGCCATGTAAGGTTTTTCTTTGCTGGCTCTTTAGCGTCAATTGCTTGACCTTCATAACCATTGTCTTTTGCCCACTTGAGTGAAATGTCCATTGCCTCTTGTGCTGTTACAGACAATCTATAAACTGGCAATTTAGTCCCAGGATTATCAAAAGCAAAAGCAACTGAAGCGCCCCATGTATGGTGTCCATCAACTACAAAACCATCCTTAGAAATAAGGATTCTTTCGTCTTTTGGAATCTCGCCATCTTCGCGGAATTTATTAAAAATAGCACCCGAGCGAGAAGCAGAAATTTCTTTCTGAATTGGCTTCAAAGTTGTCGGGTCAATTTCTTCTGCCTTTGCTGTAACACCCTCAGTTTTTTCAATCTCAGATAAAAAGCGAGCGCGTTCTTTTCCAGGAATTTGTGGCATATCTTTACGAGCAATTCCCATACCTTCATCGCCATAAAGTAATGTTCCCTTGATACTCAACTCTGTTAAGTCAGGATGGTCTGTTCGCTTCGATGCACTCATTAAGAAAGCAGATAAGTTCTCAGGTTCAACTTCAGGATGTTTTCCAGCATTTATCGCATCAGCGATTCCATCAGCCCATGAACCGTGAGTCTTTTGGTCGTGCTTGCCCTGATTATGTTTTTCGACTTCTTCTTCTCTTTCGGCGCGAGCAACCATGGACTCAGCCCATGCGAATCCTGCATCTCCGCCCCAAGCATCCCAAGCAACTCGACCTGGAGATGGATAACCCTTTTCACCTTGGCTAAATCCAAGTGCGTTCTTATCTACTTCATGGCGTGAGAAAAAAGATTTCATTCGCTTGAGAGTTTCTAATGAGACAGATTCACCTGAAGCCAACTGCGATGCGCGGGCGCGACCAACTGAAGTAAATCCTCCGCCAGCCTTGCCTTCGCTAATCCAATCGAGTGCGCGACGGGCAGCGGTACGAACTGCCTTCGGTGGAGTGTTATCTGCCTTTGAGAATCTTTCGATTTGTGCAAGGCGCTCTTCAGCCTTTTCCTTTGATGGATAAGTTCCAAACTTGCGTCGTCCTGATGAATCGTAAACCGTGAACTTGCCATCCTCTTCACGAATCATCTTCTCGATAGGGTCTAACTCAATCGGCTCGATTCGCATTTCATAACCTTGAGAGGTTAGGAAAGTCTGTACATTGCCAACATTGCTACCGCTAGATTTGATGACCTCTGCAACCATCTCGGCTGGCAAAGAAGAGCCAAGGGATGTCAGGTCTACATCGTTAATTGAATCGACGAGAATCTCGTACTCATCCCATTCATCCTGTGGAGCCTCCATCTTGCGACGAGCCAACTCATTGAGGATTGTGTGGTGAACTTCGATTGTCGCTGAATTGGCTTCAGACTTATGGATACGCTCATGAAGCGCGAGTAGTTTCTCAGCGCTTAAAGAAATTAACTTTGGGGCTATGTCCGCCATGTTGCAATGATAGCGGATAGGTTTACAACTGTTATTTAGTTTCCTGAACCGAGGTTAGTTTTTGTTCTATCGTCTTATCCAAGAAAGCGATTTCGTTATCGTCAGGCAAGCCTTCCATCTCAACAGGCATGGAGGCATGGAGTTTCGATAAAGCGTCTAGTCTCTCTTGTCTCTTCATAAGGCTAGTTTACCGTAGGAGCGGGCTTTTCGCGAGCCGTTCCGTCATAGACCAATCCATCGCCATCTCGGTCAATTGGACCTTGAGTGATTGAGCGTCCCTCTTTGCTCAAGCCCTTCTGATACTTCATATTAAGATTATCTAGCAATCTTGCCCCAGCCCACGAATATACGGGTTTTCCTGTAATGCGATTAGTGTCTGTCTCAAACCTATCTGCATACCCAATCATTAAAAAATCATGTGGGATTGGAAAATCATCTAACCTAATTGGTTTTGTTGAATTGAATGACCTTGAACTTGGGTCGTAATCAGTCACCATTCTTGAAATTAAAGAATCAAACTCAGCACGGTTTGGCGAGCCTTCTTCAAAATCAGCCGAGTTAAATGCTCTTCCTTTTATCAATTCATTTATATTTTGACGCATACTTCTCTCGTCAAAGTCATAACCTGATTTAGCCCAATGGCGAGCGCCATCCCAAGCGGTGCCTACATCAATTCTACCAATCCCGACAGCGGTGTACCAAGCCTCTTGTCGGGCTATAAACTTTGAACCAAATCCAACTCCTGCGTATTCATCATCCATTTTGAATAAGTCATGCTCAACAGCCCAAATCTCGTTGCCTTCTCTGTCTTGGCTTTTGAAAAAGGCGCGTTGGAACTCTCCAGCCCAATTACCAGCATCATCCGTAATTTCACCAGTTACAACTAATCTTTCACCATCAAGATAAATGTTATTTGTTTGCGAAGTAAGAGTTGTGGCAACTTCACCCTGAGCATTTTTAACATCATGGCTCATTCCAAAAACATCATCAAAGAATGGATGTAATTCTTCGGGGTTAAATTCTTCACTACCATTTTGTTCTTGCCATAACTGTGCAATGGTTCCATCATCATTATCAATGTATTCTTCAACCATCATATCTAATTCTCGTTCTTTAAGTTTATTGTATTCTTCTTCAGTTAAATTTTGGTAACGCTCTTTCATTCTTTCGTCAATTCCTTCAATGGCTGCCTCGTACATACCCGCATCGTTATTGACATAATCTTTTAATTCTGTGTAGTCAGGCTGTTCCGCAGGAGTCAGGGCATTTTCTAAATCTTGTAGCGATGGACCTAGATTCTCCATCTCGTTGATAAGCGCTTCCTCTTGTTCAGTATTACCACGCGCCCAATTTCCATGAGTGGACTGGTCGTGTTCTTGATGCTTGAAGATTGGCTTTAATCCAGCAGCAAAACGAATAATTTTAATCTTTTGGAATACCGCTGGCACAGACCAAAATTCTTCAGGAAGTAGTGCAACCTTTTGGTCAGCGAACTGCTTACCTCTGTTATTGAAGAATGAATTTTGTCCGCGTGTTTCTGTTGTTAATGCAGCGCGAGCCTTGAGTGTAAACATTTGAGAGTGATGAACCCAAGCAGCCTCTTCGCCATCTTGACCGAATCCACGACCAGTAGCAGCGTGTCCAAAGTAATCGTGAACTGCTCGGAATTTATTGTTTTGAGCATCTGAGAAAAGCGGGTGTGCGCCTGTTGTCTCTGTTTGCAAAACTTTAAGTGTTCCACGACTGACATCTTCAAACATCTCTTTGGATGTTTTATATGGGTCCTCGGCAACAAACTCAACCTTGACTCCTAGAGTCTTAGTCATGAAGTCGAATTGCTCTTCTACTTCAGATGCTAATGCTTCGTATTCATCGACTGCATCTCTATCCATCTTAGGAAGAGTGTCATAGATATCAGCGATACGAGAGGCGCGTTCACGATTAGCAACAACATTTTTGTAATCAATTGTTTCATCAGGCTTCAAGCCTTTTTTGAAAGCGTACTCTTTTGCGCCATCTCGAGCGCCCTTAACTGAATCGGTTGGGTATCTATCCCCTGCCCAATTGCCATGTGTTGCTTGGTCATGCTCACCTTGTCGGTGTTTTTGAACTTGATACCTACCTAAGCAGATATGCGGATTTGTTACAGGTTGCCCTCTATTGCTTCCAAGATTTCGTCCACGAAGGCGTCCTTCTCCTGCTCCGTCATTTCCTTGACTGGTTTCGAAGTTTCCACTAACACGGGCTTTGTTTGCTCTGTCATCGACCTCATCCTTCATATAAATATACGAGTCATTGACGACATCGTAGATTGCTTTTTGTTCATTCTTGAAACCTGCTCGTACACCCTCTGAGCGAGAACTGTATCTTCTTGAGACATCTAAGTAAAGTTTCCCTTGCTCTACCCAAGCGCCAAAAAAACTGCCCTTGTTATCAAGCAACTCAGCATGGTCGCTAATGTAATCCTTCAAAGCCGTCCTCAAACTCGCCCTAGAAGCCCTCAGAGGCGCGAAATCAAGCACTCTCTCGGCTCCTTGGTCAGAAGCAATAAAACCATCTCTAGGCGATGTCTTTGTTCGAATATCGATAGAAAAACCTGGAGTTTCCTTCTCGCTCAACTTATCTATCAAGCCTGTGATGGTTTTGCCCTCAACTGTTTGTCCATCGACGCTCATGTTTGCCCAGTTGCCGTGAGTCTTTTGGTCATGGGTACCGTGCTTTTGCAATACCAGGGAAAGACCCTTTTCGGATGTGTGCTGGAATTTTTCTAGGTTCATGGTTTCACCAACTCTACATCCCAAACCTTGCCCCGTTGAGCAACGACTCTAAATTTACTATCTCTTGGTAACAAGAACTCAGCCTCAGTCGTGGATGGCGTCCATCCATACATAGGTTCATGATAGCCAGCAGGAAAAATTCCTTTTGTGCCAGCAGGTAATGCCATACGGAAAACTAAGCCGTCGTAATAAGGTTGAACCCCACCGAATTGTTGAGCAACTCCAGCATCAATTGTTGTTGATGTGTAGCCCTTGTCCTCGTAGGTATCTCCAACTTTAAGATTTTCAAAAAACTTTAACCCGTTACCTTTAACTCCTCGATAAGCAATTAACTCTTCACTTAATGCGGGAGCGGTCTCTATTGCTTTATCAAGTAAATCAATGTTTGATTTATAGCCATCTTCACTTATCTGAGGGTCACGCAAAGCCTCATTCATGTCGTAACCGCCACGACTTTCATAGAAACTGATTGCTCCCGAAAACTCAGGATGAGCCAACTCGGTAAAACCTTTGAGGCGCTGGCTAAATAATTTCTCCATGAAATAAACTTCTTTGTCTGTTTCGGACGCAAAGACCTTTACTTCATCTTTGAACCAATCGGCAAGATTCTCATAATTACCTGAAGCCCAGTTTCCATGGGTCTTTTGGTCATGCTCGCCGTGCTTCAAGACTTCCTCAACTTGAGGCTTAGGAATTAAATCAGGATGAATTGGGTCAATAATTTCCCAGCCGTAATCTTTAGTCTCCAAGAGGTATACCTGCCTCTCTATAAGATTTCTCAAGTCCTTCTGCAAAACTGGAACCCAAAACTTTGCTTGCAATAAAGATGTGATTCCGTGCGAACTCTACTCCGTGTCCAGCATGGGGGGAAGTAGCGCTAATAGTGGTGGCATAGTGAGCAATTTCGTGGAGGATAGTAGGCTCGGCTTTGGAATAACCCCTATTCACTCTCAAAATACTTACGGGTAGGTCTCCCTTGAATCCAATTTGATATGCCCCAGCCTCACCAGCAGACGAGACTTTAATCTCAAGATTATTTCCAGCAACGCCACCTTTTCCAAATGCCTCAACAAACCAATCTTGTCTTAGTACATCTCGAACATAACCATTAACACCTCGAGGCGTTCCGTCTAAATGCTTTTCTCCCATAGGGGATATAACTGAAGTTGTAACTTTTCTTGACCAATTCAGAAAATCTTTTGAATACTTTTTATAGGCATCGTTGTAATCAGAGTATTCATCAAAGTCTGCACGGTTTGGAGCAGATGGTTGCTCTGCACTTTTATCTTGGATTTGATTGTGGTGTTTTTCTTCAGCCTCATAAACTTTTCTTACCAAAGGGTCAGGTTGTTTTTTTAATTCAAACATCTCTCTGTGGCTTAATCCGCTGCCACCCTTTTGACCTGTAGCCCAGTTACCGTGAGATGACTGGTCATGCTCTTGATGCTTTTCCATCTTCTCAAAGAAATCTTCTACTCTGCCACCCTCGCTTAAATGTTGTGATTGCATTGGGGTTAGCATTACAACTTAACCTCCTTCTCTGCAACTGTAAGCATTGACCTATCAAGGATTACATAAGTTCCCACTTTGTCATCTTGAACATAACTAGCATCGTAATACTGATAACCCATGGAGGCAAGCCTTCTGCCGATGTTATTCCGATGATTAGGTTCTCCTCCATAAACCATCTGTTTGACTACTAATTTAACTATGTCCTCGCTTGGAGCCTTAGCACCTTTAGGGATAAGCATTGCCATCATCTTGCCTTTACCGACTTTTCCATTTTCAATGTCAAAAAAGTTTTTGTAATTATCAGCCTCATTGTAATTTGATGTTGCGTAAGTTCCATTTCCGAAAACGCCCCAACCGCCAAAGTATTCGCCTTCCCTAAAATCAGTTAGCGCTTGCTCGGCTGAATATGTAACCTTCTCGGTTTTTTCGGCAGAGTAGTTTGCGATACCACGATAGACTAAAATTCCACCGTTTTCGCTTTGCATTTCTTCTAAATCAGAGAGCGTTTTGACTGTCTTAGGTTTACCTGTAAAACCTTGACGCTCGGCAATAATCTTGAGTGCATTGTCTCCGTATGCTTGCCCGCTTGCAACCTGCGCTTCAGACATCTTATCAATCAAATCAACTGTTTCTTTATTTAATCCTGCTCGTTCAATTTCGGCTCGAATTGGGATGTCAGGCTGTGAGGGAAAGATTCTGCTAGGTTCGATTTTTAATTTACGATTAAAAAATACTTCATCGAGTGCATCAGTAATATCAACTCCAGCACCACCGCCACCTGCCCATGAACCATGTGTGCGCTGGTCATGCAATCCTTGTAGATGTTTAATGACGGGACGAAGCCCAGGGGCGAATCTAATTACTTTTGTACTCACTTTGTTCCCCTATCAGGTGGAACCATCACCATCGCGCAACGGCAATTAGGATGCACAATAGGCGCCTCAAGCCCGATAGAGAACACGCCATTCCAAGGTGCTAACTCACCATCAAGCGGGGCGCAAACATCGCATGTGCGCTCATCTTTGGCTGTCACCCACATCTTCAAAGCGCTTGGGTCTATGTAGCCCGCTTCATCGGCTTGCTTCCAACCCTCGTAGCGTCCTTCGTTTTGTGCAATCTGAATCTCTGTACGGGCAATCATTGTGGCTCTTGCACCGCGTAGGCGGTCAGCGTATTTAGATGCAGATGCAGCAGATGTTTGACGGGCTTTTGTTGCAATGCGTGTTAATTCATCAATGCTAACAATTAACTGCCCTGCTCTTTTAGATGCAAAGGCTAAAGAGTTTGGGTTTGTCTTATTAAACGACAATGAGAATGTGACTGGAGGAGGCGTAGGGCTTGCCCATACAGGTACTTTTGTGAAATCCATGTTAGCCATAGGAGCCTTGTTTGTAATCTTACAGGCTTTGGGAGAAATGCAGGTAAGGCTAACTTTGGAGCAATTGATTGAATCTGTTGAACAGCCTCTTGACCGCCAATGTCAATAGATGTCATCAAAGCATCTTCAATCTGTTTTCTGTTTCCAGCAACAGTAATTGCATTAAGAAGGCGGTTCAAAGAATCAGGGTCAAGGCGTTGAATGATTCGTGCTAATTCTTCAACCTTGATTGCGTTCGTTGATTTACGAATAGCATCATAAAGAACGCGGGCTAATGCCTGTTCCTCCGCTGTTAATGGAATACGACGCTTCCCGTCTCCGCCAAAGATTAGAGGCATTTTTAATCCACATCGCCGTCTAGCGGTTCTGCTCCTTCAGGAATCTCTAATCCTTCTTCCAATGATGGAGGTGCGTCAAATCCAGCCGTATCTGCCCCTTCAGGCATAGGAGGCATACCGAAGTTTGCTCCATCGTGTTCTGCTGGAGGTAGACCTGCCAACTCACGAAGATAATCTTCCAACTTAGGGTCAGGCATAAGAACGCCAGCCTGAGCCAACTTAGTTACGAAGTCTGAAATCTCAGTCAAATCAACATGGCTTACTTCGCCGTATGTTAAGTAAGGAGCGCGAGAGACATCCATTCCGTTTAATTTCATCAAGCGAGGAATGGCGTATTGATTCATTACCTCTGCAATGTTTTTAGCAATTGCATCAACTGACATTGACCATAAATCCATCTTGGATGCACCGAGAGCGTATGAGCCAACTCTGTCTGAACCGAGAAGAATAAAGTCCGAAAGGATTGACATTGCCATACGCTGGTCATAGCGATTGATAATCTTGTCTGTATCGAACTGACGAGAACCACCTGATGAGAGCAACTGCAAGTCAAACATCTTATGTCCAGCATCGTCGTACATCGCTGGCATAACAATGCCTTCTTGCTCATTGCGCTTGATAGATGTAACAATGCTTTGGATTGATGCTAATACTGCCTGTTGTTCGGCTGATGCAGATGAGGAAAGATATTCAGGAGGTAGGTAGGCAACTGGCAAACCTGCTAAGTCGCGCTCAATACCGATTGCTTCAATTTCTTCGATACGACGCTTGAAAAACCAAGCGCGGTAAGCATTACGAAGAATTGAACGACCTTCAGGATTATTCTTTGTTGTTACTGTACGGAAAAGTAAAGACTTATCAATTGGAATTGTATGTATTCCGCCCGTTGATGGGTCCACTTGCACCATGGCTTGAATTCCACCATCTGCATCAATTTCCCAACGGAACAAAGTTTCCTGTGCGCGGATAGGTAATTTACGCCAACCAATTTTTCCATCGTTATGCTTTGAACGGCGCTTTGGGTCATTGCCATCGCCCTTACGGACTTTGTAAACAATTTCGTGATAAGAGAATCCAAAAACTAGCATTGAAAGAATTTGTGAGAGCGTTGAATCCCATGAATCGGACATGTCGTGCATACACGATTCAATAAATACCGCTGCTTCTTTATCTTCAGGCTTTACATCGCCATCTGCCGAGTCGTCGCTAAAAGGGTCTACACGCCATTCAAGACGAGTAATAACCTTTTCGATTGCGTAAAGCATTGACCCGATTGTTGGGTCGTTATCTGCCATTTCGCGGTATGTCTTTGCACCGCGTATGCCTCTAAGATTGACAAGGAATTCTTCATAAACTGTTCCACCCGAACGGCGTAATCCCGTTGAGCCAAACTCCTGTAGGTCAGGTCTTTCTGCCATGTGTGCCTCTCGCCTACTCTTTGTGCGCTAATCCGACAACAATTTTAATCGCTTGCTCTTCATCAAATCCTGCCCTTTTCAACTCCAAGAATAATTCATGGGATTGAATGGCAAAACTGCTGAGAACAGAAATAACCCCATCGTCGGGTACGAAGTGGTTATACACCTAGCGATTATAGCGCTATACGAATTTAGCCTTTATTCTCCATCAAGAACGAACTCGCGAGAATTCAAACGCAAGTTGGCGACCTCAATGGCAAGTTTACGAGCCATGTCTTTTGTACCAGCGAATCCATAAATTCTGTTTTCTAACTCTCCGCCAAGTGCGTCGAATGAACGGAAAACGATTTTGAATGGAAGTTCATAAGTCTGCTCGGTCATTTCAATTTCAACATACTCGCGTAGAGCAATCTCATGAGAAACATACGGCTTACCTAGTGCAGATACAACTACCTTTGACCCAGCAATGCTGGATACGAAGTAATCAGTCCACGCCATTTCCTACCCCCTTCAGAGTATTTTCAACCCCTAGCATACAACATGGGTTAGAAAGGTGCTACATCTGAAAGAGGCTTGCTCCATGGGTCGAACTCGGCTACTGGGCTTGTTGGATTGAATGAGGCATCTGAGCGCTCAACTACTGGCACATGATAGGTATGGCGCTTGAGGTCTGCTCCTACGCTCCATGCTGTAACCGTAATCTTTGAGCGCTTAGCCCCTGTGTTTTTATCTTCCCAAGATTCTTGAACGGCTGTGCCTGATACAACTACGGCAACTCCCTTACGAAGTGCATCTGCAACATTCTCAGCGGTCTTACCCCATGCCTTGATGTCCCAAAAAGTTGTATCGGTATTTTCCCAAGTTCCGTCAGCGTTCTTAACTGACTTTGATGAAACTACTGTGAATGTTGCTAACGCTTTTGCGTTTTGTGTAAATTTTAATTCAGGGTCAGCAACTAGATTTCCTGTGATTGTGATTGGTGCGCTCATATTTTGTGCCTCTCATTCGACATTGGTTTTCCTATTATGTTTAGTCTTTTTCTCATTGCATCTCTTTGTTTTAGGGTTGTTCCGCCCCAAATACCAAGCACTTTGAAATGTAGCGCATAGGTCAGACATTCTGTTTTCCATACACAAGTGCTACAAATCTTTTTCGCTAATAGATTCTCCTGGCTGACTTTGTTCTGCTCGGGAAAGTAGTAATCCGTCTCTACTCCCGAGCAACTCGCTCCCTCGAACTGCCATGGTTTCTTCATCTAATTCCTCTCCAACTATCAAACGGTTTGGGAAAGCAGAATCTAACTTAGCCAAAACTCGACCATTCCGCCATACCTTGCCAGCACAAACTCCATCAAAGAAATTACTCTTAGGCTCAACTAAATCGTTACAGTTTTGCCAAAAAGGACAGCCTTTACAAATTTGTAAAGCGGGCATTGCTAAATCAATTTGATGTTGGTCAAAAAGCCATGGGTCAGAGTTACGGCACGGAGCCTCATCAACAAAAGAACTTAAACCCATGTTGTAATTGTGACAGACTATTTATTTAATTCGATGGATGTAGCGCCTTCGCGTGTCGTATCTCCAAAGCGCTCTTCAAGCAATTCTTTGAGAAGTGCTAGTCGCTCTTGCTCAATCTTTTGGGTCATCTTTGAATCCGATGTCATCGTTTGCCTCCCATGTTGCTAAAGCGTGATGAACTAATCCCTTATGTCTCCAGTCAGGGTTATCATCATCGGCAAGTGTGAGGGTCCAATACTCTTTCTCGCCCTCGCCCATCCATTCTGATACTAAAACCCAGCCCGTACAGATTGCAGGGTCAAGAAAGGCGATGCGCCCGATTTCGGCGAGCGCATCGTCAATCAATGAAGGTTTCTTGTTTTCCTCACTCATGTGGCGAGGCTAGTACCAAAAGTTTGAACTCCAAAAGCGCCACGCCGTACAGGGTGAGCCGTAACGAGATTCGAGATAAATCAATCCTCGTTCGATTTGTCGTTCAACTGTAGTGTCAGGGTCAAGTCCTAAAATCTGAGGAATACCCCCAGCGTTTAGCCCTTTACCTTTTTGGTATACAGGTGTTTTGTTGTAAGCATCAGGACGCCAATTTGATTCCTTTGTCCACAGCGATAGCAAACATTCCCATTGAGTAGGAGTGTCCCAACCGAATTTAGACAATTGAGTTTTGGCATAGACCTTGGATGCTTCAGGTGTGCGCTCGACTAATACGGGCGCTTCCACGACTTCAACCGCTTGAGCAACTGGGTCAGGCGGAATGTGGAAAGGATTTACAAGGATGAATCCAAGTACGAGAATCGCAACTGGAATAGGTTTCGAAATAACTTTTTCATAGAATCGCATAATCCTCCATAGTTCGGAGCGAACTCTTTGTCACTACTGGATGTAGCGCTTCTGTGTTGTCGGTATCTGACCGACCTCGCTTTTGAGGTGTAGGTGTTTTGCGAACCTGCCCGATAGGAATGGTACCTCATTGCCTAACAAGTCACCCACCAGTAGCCCAAAAAGAAACTGGTGGGTGAACCTTTTATTTAGTCGAGGCGACTGCCTGTGTAAGCGGTGATTCCGTACTTGTTAAGCACTTCAGCAAACGCTCCAGCAAACGCGCTCTTACGGTCTACGCTCTGTCCAAACTCTCGGACCCAAATCTCGTAGCCACCGTAGTAGCCCTTGCTGCCGATGCCTTGAGTCTTGAGCCAATTCACAAACGCACCTCGCGCTGGAGAAATTGTTACCCAAGCGAATCCACACAATCCATCAAGAATGTATGTTTTCTTGGTGAAGTCAATATCGCTTCCAAGTGGAGTAGTTGGACTTCCAACTACAAACTTTGGTGTGTCTGCATCGTTACCCGCTGCAAGACCAGCCTCGTATGCCTCGCGATAAATCGCTTTGCATTGAGTCTTTGTTAGAGCCTTCTTCTTTTCAATAACTGCTGTAGTCATTTTGTATCCCCTCTCTTGGTTACAAAGTAAGTATATCAAACCCTAGTTAGTTATGCAACCTTCTGAGTCTTGATTGCCTGAACGATTGCTCGTAAAACTTCAATTGGCAACTGATTAACTCGGTCATATTCGCTTACATATTCTCCGCTGTATTCCTTAATGACAGCATGGAATTCGTGCAATGCTGGGCGATAAACTTCAGCATCAAACTTCTCGCGCTCTGCTTTTTCGATTGCAGCCTTTGCAAGCCAAATCTTTCTTTGTGCTTCGTATTCAGTCTTTTCAACTTCAAACTCTGCCCATGGCTTAAACAACTGGCTTAACTGAACAACCTTTTCGTAACCTCCGTCAGTCTTAACAAGAACGCCTTGACCCTTGCTGACTTTGTATGATTGGTAGGTTCCCTTTTCGTAATGCCCTACTGAAGCGATGGTTACTTTCTGAAACCCGTAATCGCCAATTTCTGCGCCACGGCTTCTGTTGAAAGCCCACTCTTGACCGATTGCTAGTTCGATTCTCTTAGCCATTTTGTGTCCTCTCTCGACCTTGTATAACCAGTATACCCTACTGGGGTTAAGAATTCAACTTAAAGGCTTGAGCCTTGCGTCGAGCGTGTCGTTTGTCAGCCTCTTCAGCCAGCAACCTCTCGCGCTCGAGCCTACGGATACGGGCTAGTGAGGCTTCAGAGACCTTTAGAGGCTCTTTGAACTTCGTCCATGATGGAATTAACACTAGAACCACCGCCCTGTCTCTATTGACCCTACAATCCCGAAAACACCCACAATTGCCAGCGCTATCACAGCGCCCTCGAAATTATCTGCCCAGCGACGACCTTTGGCGCTTAGACGGATTCCTTTTCGTGCTAATCGATTCTCTATCATGATGCCTCCCTCTCTTTGATTGGTCGAACTAATCCGTATTCCTCCATTGAAGCGTCCAACTCACAACGGAAGCAATACGCCTTGCCTTTGATGATGGTGATTCGTAATTGACCACCGCACATGTAACACTTCATTTTTCCCCCTCTTGTTGTTTCTCACACCATCGACACATTCCTGCTCTTTTAATTTGAATCGGAGTGTGTGGCTCTGTTCCGCATTTAGGACACTTCATTGCTTCACCTCACATATAACCTCGGATTCACCGCGACCTGTAAGAACTGCCACGATGTCGTTCTTGGAAACCGTCCTCTCTAAGATGATTCCCTTTTTGCCAAAGCGATTGGCAAAAAACTCTGCCTTGGACTTATCTAAAGTCCATGACAATCCATCCTCGTTGATACCTTTTTGGCATCCGCGATAGATAGTTACCTCTTGAGCAAGCGCTCGCAAGATGTTGTCCTCCTCTTCGTCCATCATGTAATGACGATTCGGACGCTGCGAAGCCAACAACTGTTTCCACTCTTCAAGGTATGCGTACTGATTCTCTGTATCAATCCACACTTCGCTGAGAAGTTTCCAGTAATCGGTATCGCTCAACTTGTCAGCAATCTTGATGAAAGCCTCAACTCGAAATGGGCGCTCGAACAACCAAACAAATTGTTTGTAATTCTTGTCCGCAATTGCTTTTTCCACGGCTTTTGTTTTCTGTGCAAAATAAGCATTAGCACTACCGTTTGAAAAGAATGGAACTTGATAGACAAGGGGATGACGCAACATCATCCAGCCAATATCGCTTTGCTCTAGGTATGGAGTAAGGGCAGGGTGAAGTGTCTCGCTGTGTTCAGCGACCATCTTCGCCATCAATTCTTCTACTTGAGTCATGATGCCCTCCTCTTCTGATGCTTATTATTCAGTATTTTCAACTGCTGGTCAAATGAAACGCCGTGCTTCTCTGCAAGATTTCTTGCAATCAAGTCAGCAATCTCTTGAGCAAACGCTATTTCATCCTTTTGCTTTTGGATGCTCTCTGCGCTGTGTGCCTCACCATTGAAGTAGTGGGTGACAACTTCTCTTTCAATTGTCCATTGAAGGTTGAACCACTCTGTCACCGCTGAACGCTCTGTCTTGATAACTCTTGTCCACTTGCCCTCTTTGTAAGTCAAGAACTCACCTGATGCTGTTGGAGCGTTTTTTGCATCGCGCTCTGCTTTTGCAGCAGCCTTTGCAACCTTGTCCGCTGTCACGATTCGTGATGGACGATTCAAAACCTCGGCTGGAGCAGATGGGTAGCAGATTGTGCAAGCATCCTTACCAGCATCCTCGACGATAGTTTTCTCATCATCGTTGCTGTACTGGATTAACCATTGGTATCTAGTTGTTGGAAAGCATGTTGAGCAATCCATTGAACTGTGAACATGTCCGTTGCTGTTGATTACTAAGAACGCTCTTGTCCATGGGTCTTGGTCGTAAATCGCATTTAACTTGCCGATTTCGATATTGACCTTGAAAATCTGTGACTTAATCTTTGCAACCTTCTCGATAGATTCTTGAATCTTCTCTACTGAAGTTGGGTAATACTTCTCGTAAAACTTAACTGAATCTTCAGCACTCTCTAACTTGCTGATTAAATCCCAACGCTTGTCATACCAAGATGACAACTCAGTATCAATCTTGACTGCGAACTCTTTTGTCACGCTCATTGGGTCTCCTCTCATTTACAACCCCAGTTTAGCATGATTTAGCCAATTGGTACAATAGGAACCTGTCGTGTCCCAAGTGACCCCAAACGAGGGGTCTCGAATTGCGATTATCACGAATCGTTATAGTTTGCTTTCTTGCCTTCGGCTGGCTCATGATTCCCTCAGATTCAGCGAGCGCGGACGGCTCTTGGCAATCGGTCAGCAATGGCAATGTTTCGGGCGATTCGATTCAATTTGATTACCGAGGCGGAAGCGCTTCTTATTCTATGAATGTCCCTGACGGCTCGACTGTGACCGTGGCAATCAATAACACAATTGCAAACTGCATTGGAAGTTGCTCACCTATTGCTGATTCTTGGAGCGCTTCCATCAATGGTCAAGGCTCTAGCGGAAATTCAATCGAGCAGACCAGTATTAGTTCTACGGTTTCGGGTCAAGTAACAATTAGCGTTTCGGGAATTGATAACGGTTTTTGGGCTGGATGGTTTGGACCAATCTTTACTGTTTCGGTGGGTTCTCCTGCTCCTGCCCCAGCACCCAGCCCCAGCCCTTCTTCAGAGCCGACTCCTTCGCCTTCTCCGACATCTGAACCTTCTCCATCTCCGAGCGCCGAGCCAACGCCGACTCCAACTGTTGAACCTTCACCTGCTCCCACACCAACTGAGACCGCAACTGCTCAACCTCAGCCTTCACCGACTCCATCTCCTGAACCGTCACCAACGGCGAGTCCTTCACCAACACCGACGGAACCAACTCCCAATCCTTCTCCCTCACCTCAACCAACATCGGAACCATCGCCCTCAGCGACTCCAACCCCTGAACCTTCTCCAACTCCGACTGCTCAACCTGAACCGAGCCAGCCACCTGCGCCGTCCACAACTGAACCCACACCTTCGCCATCACCTACTCCAATCCCTGAACCAAATCCACAGCCTACACCTGCACCACCATATGTACCTGAAGGAGCAATTGTAGTTTCAGAAGGTTCTAGTTATTCAATTACTGCACCAAGCGGAAAAAGAGTTGCAACAGTTGTCGGATATTACGGAGACCCAAACAATAGTTTTAGAGGTTTAGAAGTATCTTCAACATTGACATCAATGTTTGCTGGCACTACTCAATTTACAGTTACTTCTTCAAATCAATTTAGTGACCCAGCCCCAGGAACAGTAAAAATCTTAATCTTCCTTGTCACTTTTGAAGATATTCCTATATCTTCGCCGAGTACCAATACAACAGAGCCAACACCGCTACCGCAACCGCCAATCCAAGAGCCATTGCCTACCCCAACTCCAGTTCCGTCACCTGAACCGAGTCCCGTACCAAGCCCTCTTCCGAATCCAGTCGATACCCCTGCGGTAGAGCCGACTCCCGTGCCTTTGCCTCAACCCATCCCTGTGCCTGTTCCTGAACCTCAACCTCAGCCACAGCCTGAGCCACAGCCTGAGCCACAACCTGTTCCTGTTCCTGAACCCACACCGAATCCGATTCCTCAACCTGAGCCAAGTCCAAGTCCCGTAGAGCCACCCGCACCTGCCCCTGAACCTGAACCGCTCCCCGAGACAGAGCCAACTGCTCCGCCCGTTGAAGAACCTGCACCTGAACCGATTGAACCCCCAGCGGAAATTGACCCGCCAAGTCCCATACCCGAACCGCTACCACCTACTGACCCCGAGCCATTAGAACCATTACCGCCAGTAGAAGAACCATTAGAGCCTCAAGAACCCGAATCGCCCGAGCCACCTCTCGAGGAAGTTCCCGTAGAGGAACCGCCAATCGAAAACCCAGCAGAACCAATCCCAGTAGAGCAAGAGCAAGAAAATCCGTCCACAGAATCATCTGAAACCTCCGAATTAGTAAATGACATTACTGAGGATGGAAAGATTACACCCGCTGATGTTGAAGCGGTAGTTGATTCATTGATGGAAGATGGCAAAGT